ACAACCCAACCCACAGCCACACAACCAACAACCCAACCCACAGCCACACAACCAACAACCCAACCCACAGCCGGACCTGATTATGATGAAGAAACCGGCGAGCCGGCAAAGACACCTGTAAATTATGGTCAAAGTCCTAGCAGTTATGCAACTCCTACATACAATGTACCCACCGGTGTTCCTAATGTAACCGGTACTAACCCGCCAGTTACATCTAAAAATGGAGCTACAACAGTACCCGGCACCAACAACACATCTGTAAATTATGGTCAAAGTCCTAGCAGTTATTCAAATACCACAGCACCAACACAAACAAAATACAAACCGAGCAGGATTTTGAACCCTAATATGGATCAATTTTACGCGGATCAAAGAACAAAAAATCAACAACAAGTTGATACTATCAAGACACCGGTTACTTCTGGTAAAATAAACAAAAAACCGGCATTAGAAGAATCATCTATTGATTTTTCAGCACTGCTGTGGGATCAGATAAAATGATTCTGCTTGAAGGCGGTAATGTCTTTAAAGACCAACAACAGGTACCTTTAACACAGCGTATTAATCGTGTGGATGTGCCTACTACCATTGCTTGGCTCGAACAAATCACAGGCTTGACACTACGCGATGCCATGGTTGGCAGTACCGGCGTTACCGAAACATCTGGTGATATAGATCTACTGTTAGATGCTAACGTATTAACCAAAGACGCAGTAATGAGCACCTTAGTAAACTGGTGTAAGCATAACGGTATTCCTGATGAAGAAATAATGAATCGTAAGGCCAAAGGTAAACAACCTGCCTTTCGTGCCGGCTGGATTGATCAGTCAGGTATTGAAATACATTTCCGCACTCCAATAAACGGCAATATCAAAAATGGGTTTGTGCAAACAGATTTTAATTTTGTAAACAGAATGAAGTGGACTAGGTTTATGATGGCAGCCATGCCAGCTGGTAGTCAATTCAAAGGTGTTGACCGTGCTGTGCTGTTTAACAGCATTGGCAAAACACTAGGCGTTAAAGTGGCCATGCACGACGGAGTACATGACCGTCTTACCGATGAATTGGTCACAGATGATCCAGCAGTAATGGCCAAGATGTTTTTGCCTGCAGGCACAGTACGAGATCTAGCCGGTGTTGAATCTACTGTTGCAGCCTTACGTAACGACCCCCAACGTGATACCAAGTTAAAAGATTTCCGGGAATATCTAGAACGTTCAGGTAGACAACTACCACAATTAGAAGATAGTGCTCACCCAACCGAGTGGTTAAGACACTGGTCCAATAAACTACGATGAGAGCAAGAGAATTTGTTATTGAAGGCGGTTGGGATTCTGTTAAAACACAGGGCACAGTCCTACACCCTAAGATTGTTAGTGTAGCTTTACAAGTAGTTGATCGCTTTGTTGCTGAGTTTAACAAAAAATACGGAGCACAAGTAGGAGAAATACGTCGCGGACGGCCAACAGGAAGTAGCGCATATCACGAACAAGATGCTCGCGACAATCCAGAAAAAATTTATGGTGATATTGATTTGCAAATGATTGCGCCAGAAGCAACAGGACAAGGTTATACACAATTTACCGCACACTGGAATAAGTTAACCAATGAATTTATTAGCGCAGGTTTACCCTATGTAGAAGTAGGAGACAAACCCGGGCATCCTACATTCCAGGTTGGCAACAACGACTTTGTACAAATAGATTTTATGTGGCATCCAGAACGTTTAGAAAAATGGGGCGCCGCACGTGTTACTCCTGAGCGCGGTGTTAAAGGATTATTAACAGGTAATATATACAGCGTATTAGGCGAAATACTTGATCTAAGTATTCAACATGCTGGTGTACAGTTAAAAGTACAAGACGGTAAACACGTTTCGTTTAGTAAACAAAAAGGCACACAGGTTGTTACAGTTACTACTAATCCAGAAACATTTATTCTAGATACATTTGTCTACGAAGCTCAACAGTTGGGCATCGACAATCCTCAAATTGATCCGATGTTAAAACAGTTTCCTGGCAACAACATCGAAGATGTTAAAATAAGTAAACTAGTCATTGGTGTCAAAGGATTTGCACGTAGCTGTGAATTAAACAGCATGTTTGGTCAAGGCGACTTGGCTAAGTTTACAGATGCACAAGATTTTATTAATAAGTTTTGGCAACGTTATGAAGAAAAAGCTATGTTAGATATTACAGCCAAGAAGCGCGACAAAGCCACAACACCAGCCGCAATAGCACGTGCCAACGATGATAGAGAAAAAGTACAACAAGGCCTTGATATGGTCCGAGGATACTTCCAATGATAGTATTAGAATTTATACAAAATCTAATGGAAGGTGCTCGAACACCACACCCTGAAGATTTTATCTTTGGCGGTAGTACCGCGGCCATGGATGCTATTACCGGCATGATTGGTGCTGTACAACAACCCGAAACTGTCAGCATCAAATGGGACGGATCGCCGGCTATTATATTTGGCCGTAGAACCAGTGATGGTCGTTTCACTATGAACTATAAAGAGTATATTGGTGAAGCTGGCGGACAGGTTACTAGTGCCGAAGAACTAATAAAGTTTTTTAGTGACCGTGCCAAGAATCCAGAAGTAGCACAGATGCTGGCCAAGGTGTTTAATGCAGTAGGCAGTATATGCCCTGCAAATTTCAAAGGATTTGTACAAGGAGATCTAATGTGGACAGATCCACTGACTCCTGTAGCAGGCAAGTTTGTGTTTAAACCAAACCCACACGGTGTAACCTATAGTGTAGATGCTCACAGTGACCTAGGCAAACAAATTGCCGGCCGTGCTGTAGGTCTAGCAGTACACAGCTATGGGTCAGACATAGAAAAGTCTAAAAGCAGTCCATTGGTCGGTCGTCAAAGTTTGCTGGGCCTAGGTGGATTGTCTGGCACTAACGAATACATTACCGTATTCACCGGCAACATGGGCACATCCTTTAAGATGAAAGAACCGGTTAAGGCCAAAAACGACGCCATAAGAGCAGTAAATACCTTTGCCAGTTTAGGTGGTGATGAATTTTTAAGCAGTCTGACTCAGGCCAGCAAAGATCGACTACAGCAATACTATAATCGTAAGGCAACCAATCAAGCAGTGGATGGTAATTGGCTACAGAGTAAATTAACACGCCCACAATTTAATATAGTAATAGACAAGAAAAATAAGCCTATTTTGGCAGCACTAGATCAGGTATATAGTAAAGTAGCTGTATTAAAACTAGCTATATTAAAACAGTTAGACTCGCAGGTCACAGGTATAGAGCAGTCGGTGGGCGGACAACCCAAGGGCGAAGGATTCAACATAGATACTCCCAGCGGGTTTATAAAGCTGGTAGATCGTAGCGTATTTTCCACTGCAAATGTTCAAGGTAGGCTATAGTTTTTTACTGATCATCATAAATATTTGCATGTAGTCCTTAAGGGCTCATTTAATTAAGGAGATTTAAAATGGCAACATTCACAAGAATTAACGGCGACGCAGCCGGTGTAGTAAACGCAGACGCAGGTCGTTCATTTGCTAATGCCGCAATTATCAACACAGGTATTGCAGCACCTATTACAGCATATAAAGTTGTTTTCCCAACAGCTGGTGCTAACGGTAACTTAGCAGCTGAATTAACAACTGGTGGTGCAGTTGAGACAGTTTTACGTATTTTAGAAGGTAACGCAACTGTATTAGCATACCAAGTTGACTCTGGTGCACAGATCAGCATCATTACAGAGCGTTCAGGTTGGACAGATACAACAGCACAAAACGCACTTCGTCAAACATTAGCTGGTGACGGTGCAGGTAACATCGGTGCTTTAAGCAACGTTTATGCTGTAACAGCAACAGTATCATCTACTGGTGGTATCAAGTTTGCTTAATAGTTAATTTAACTATAAAAAGAAACCGATCTTTATGGTCGGTTTTTTTGTGGCATAAGTATCTGTATGAATACACAGTTACACTATTACACAGGCATCACTCTAGTAGATATTACTGCCACCGGAGTAACTCGTAACGGTGAAGAACTAGCTCGTAATCAACAGCGTAATTGGGAAACAGTGGTACAGACAATAGGTCTTGGTGCACAACCAATAGAAATAATCAGTCCTATACGCAAAGACGGTATAGATTTAGATTGGGTCGAATTTGGAGATTTTTTTCAAGGGTGTCACTCAGTATGGGCCTGGATATGGGCAGTTGAACACTCAGGTGTATATGCTAACAGTAATAATCCGGTTGCTCTATTAGAACAGTATTTTGAACAAGTGCCCGTTATACAAGGTCTGGAAGAAACAGCACGTTTTATGTTACCTATTTTTTATCCCCATGGTGCAATTCGTAATATTTACTTTCTAGATGGATACCGTGATATACGCAATATTTAATAAATAATAGTTGATGCTACGGCACCATTATGGCTTACTATTACGGCTCACACAGGCACATTAGCGCATCGCTTAAACAATGAAAGCGAAGAGACATTATGTCCTCAACTGATATAGAAAAGAAAAGCCTTGAGGCGCACGTAGAATTATGTGCTGAAAGGTATAGTAACTTGGACACTAAACTTTCCAACCTTGAAACCCGCATGGACAAGCTAGAAGGTCACATTGTGGATATCAAAGATAGTCTGTCAGGTAATGACAGCGGACATTACAAAACATTAATCACCATTGGTACAACTATAATAGGTGTGCTAGTTGCTGGTATTATAACTCTTTTGGCCACACACTTCAAATAAAATAATGCGAATTGTAGAACTCTTAAATAATATAACACTTCCAATAACAAATGAGGAAGCTGAAGTTTTAGACATGTTACGAGATAACCAGCAACTGTTTAAAGCCGACTTAGACCTAAGACAGCAATTGGTAGCAAATCATTTGGTTAACAAGGATGTATTATTAAGAATTCAAGAAAATGGTCGCATTACCTATAAAAGAAGATCAAGATAACCCTACTAAACAACAAGTCGATGCTGTAATAGTTGCCGCTGCACAATACATCAGCTCTTGGACACATCGTGAATTTGCACAGTTATCAAAAAATAAACACATACCTTTAATCTGGCCTTTGCCCAGTGGCGGATATCGTATAGGCAAATTATATGTTGTACCTGCAGAAGGATACTGGCATTTGTTGGATCATAATCGTGAATTACGGCATGAATTTGACAGTAAACAGTCAGCTATTTTTTATTGTTTAT